CCGAGTGTTGCTCGACCAAGAAATTCATTGGCCAATGCTACGGCAGCTTGTTCGCGCTCAGGCGAGACGTTGTTGTCTGATTCTGTATTTTGAGTGTTTTGATCTGTCATGTTAGATTATATATATGTTTTTTAATAATTAAAGTATTAATCAGGAATTTTTGGATAAATTATATTATTTTGTTCATCTCGCAGCAGTTTTTCGGGCAAATCGCGCAATGCCTGTCGATAATCTTTCCATTCTTGAGGAACAGGCTCTCCCATTTCGGTTGATTTGACCACAATCCAATCTGATTTTTTAAGCAAAATATTTCTGATTTTGCGCATTTCTTTTATTGGCTTTTCTTTTTTTATTTTTTCAATTGCATCAAAAAGTTGTCGCTCGGTGGGTTTTTCGCGACCTTTTAGGTCTGTCCAGTTGATTTGATCAATAATTTTTTTGTTTGATTTGTTTGGCATTAATCTGTACCACTTGGCGCCGGGAATTAAATATTCTATTGCTTCGTGAAGTTCTTCCATTTTATCCTATACCTCCTCTTATAGAAAGTGTGTAAAAATATTTTCCCCCTCCCAAAGCTCCTATTCTAAAGTTTACATATGATTTTCCGTCTGCATCCTTAATAATGGGTACAATCAAATTAGCAGAATAATAATGAAGAGTATCCTCATCATCATCCTTTGTTATTGTGTAAAAAATTTGATACCAAGATCTTGGATCTTCTTCTTCTTCTTCGCTGTCCGATTTGTGAATCTGCATGCTTGTGCTTAAATCAAGACCATGAGAACCTGTATCGCTATTATCCATTCGGTAATAAATCAGTATGAAATGAGCAAAAGATTTATTTTTGATTTCAGGGTAATCTTCTGATATATCAATTGATCCTGGTTTTTCGTAATCATTTTCTAAGTATCCATCTAAAAATATAGCGTTCAACTCTACGTTATCAACTGTTTGACTTGATGCTGCTTCTAATGAAAAATTACTCATTTTATTGATAATTTATTGATTCTTTTTGTGTGATGCCCATGAATATATTTTGAATCAATATTTGTTGTTTTAATTGATTTATTTCTTGATTTTGTTTTTTTATCACTTGATTCTGCTCCCACATGAACCACCCCATGTAAAACAACAGCAACAATGTGCTCACGACGCTTAGATGTTTGTTCATGTTTTATGTTAATGCCTGTTGATCGAAAATTCAAAAACAAGTGTATATAATTTTATATAATTGAAAACATATTCAAGAATCAATAAAATAAAGATGTGCAAAAACTTTGCAATCCTCTTTTAAGACTAAAATATCCTACAATAATGTAATTCAGAAAAATGGCAAACAAAAAAATTCAAGATCTTCCGGTTTTAAGCGTTGATGATTACAACCCAGATCAAGATTTAATCTTGATTCAAAAGCCTGATGGCGCATCATATCAAATGAATGCAATAAATGTTATGAACCCTGTCGCAGGAGGAGTGGTTCATCTTGATGAGGAAAAAGTTATATTTAAGGGAACAGATCCCGGAAACCCCAAAGTCTTTGATTTATCGGGGTTTGGAGTTCCATCTCATGCATCTACAGCAATCATAAGTATAATGCAGCCCCCTAGAGACGTAGGTCATGTCGCGCACCCACAACTTGAAGTGACGTGGTTTAATAACTCTAGCCACACAGGATCAGGTCATCATGTTAGAATAAACGCTCATGACCGAGCAACATGGGCAGGCATGCAATTTATGTGTCCAATAATAAATCAAAAAATTTACTTCAAGATAATTGCAAAAAATACTCAAGGCTCAATGGTATTGAATGCATATATGTAATGCCTATTCCATCTCCAAATCCTAAAGAAAAAAATAGCGAATTTATGAATCGCTGTATGACATATTTGTCAGATAAAAAAGAATTCAAAGACGCAAAACAAAGAGCCGCAGTTTGTTACAGCCAGTTAGCTCGCAAGAAAAAATCTAAGAAAAATTAACTTTTTTTATTTTTAATTCTTTTTATTTCGTCAGGCAATATTTTTGCCACTTTATCAGTTTTGTTTTCCATCATCAGTTCTGCTGGAGTAGCACCATTGAGTTTGGCGTTTTCGGTTTTAAGCCAACATGTTGATTGATAAGAATTTAAATTTTTGCTTAGTGTTTCAAGGATAGACTTTTGTGACATGCTATATATTACACATAATTTAATATTTTTTAAATAAAGCGGTGTATATATAATGTATGGGGCCGATATTGAATACAATTATAGGAGCCGGAATCAAGCTGGCTTGCAATTTGATAAATGCATGGCTAGAACAAAAAAGGCAGGATCAGCTGGCGCTGGCTGCGCGCGATGAAAAAATGCTTGATGCGTTGATTGCGAGTCAATCAGAAAATGCGCGAGATCCATTTGTCAAAGTTACTCGCAGAATACTTTTCATGAGTATCACTTTTACCATGTGTTTTTTAATGATATATTATGCCATGAATCCTAGTATAACATACAACATAATTGTTCCAAAAGGAGATGGCGCAAAATTAGGATTTTTTAGTTGGATATTTGGCGGTAAAGATTGGGAAATGGTTCAGATGACAGGTGGATTGATGCTTGCGTCATTCATGGATTTATGTTTTATGGTTGTGGGATTTTATGCAATTCCAAGCAAGCGTCGATGAGATTTTTACCATTGATTTGCTTGCTTTTTTCTTCGTGCGCAAAAAAGTTTGTACAGAAACCAGAAAAACATGACAAAATAGATTCTCCTGTCGTTGATTCTAATGTATTATCTATTGTAAATGAAGCTCAAAATTATGATTACCTCGGGCCATGGATTTGGTTTGGATTGATAATAGGTATTGTTCTTTTTTGTTCATTTTCTTCTTTGATTTTTAAAAAATGAATAGTGGACTTGATATATTAAGCGTGTTGACTGGTATTGTTTCTGCAATAACAGCAGTTGTAGGTATGTGGTTGAAATTGAAATATGACGAAAAGAAAAGCAAGGAATTTGTATACGATCCAAGCTCTCATAGCAACATAGTTTCTGCATTAAATTATGTTCTTGATGAAGCGCAAGCTGATCGAGTATATATTCTTGAATTTCATAACGGAGAACATTACTTTTCTGGCAGAAGTCAGCAAAAATTAAGCTGCACTTATGAGGTGGTCAGCGAAGGCATAAGCTCTGAGTGCCAAAGACTTCAGAATATCAGAACATCAAACTTCCATGGACTGATTCAAGCTATAGCGCGCGAAGAGACATTTAAATGCCCAAAATCAGAAGAATATAAACAAGATATAGGATTCAAATCTTTTCTTCAACAAAAGGGTGTTAAAAGTTTTTTTGCTAGACCCATAAAAACATTGAACGGGAAAATTCTTGGCATCATCTGTTTGGAATATGTCAAAGAAAATAGGGTCTGGGGAGAAGAGGCTGAGGAATTTACAAAAAAACAATCACGTGTAATTAGCGGTTATTTGATATAATTATTTTTTAGGCTATAATATATCATTATGGCTTTTTCTTATTGTCCTCATTGTGGCTTCAAAAATATGTACTCTTTACAGGCACCTAAATTTTGCGGTGGTTGTGGTGAGACTTTAAGCATATTATCTGCAGCAAAACAACAAACAACTGTTACAACAAAAACGCCCGCGAGAAAACTGAGATCTCGCCCAACTGAAAATATAGATCATGACGATCCAGATGGTTCAGATGTTTATGAAGTTCCAAACATATCAAAACTATCATATAGTATCGAGCAAGATCGAAATAAATTCAGTCTCAAAGACATAATTCCTTTGGAGGAATTAGATCCAGAGGCAGAACCTAAAAAACCCACACCAAAAAAAGCAAAGAAACGTGGAAGACCAAGAAAGTCCTAAATTTACATACGAGGACAAGTCCGACGAGATTGATTTAGAGGTCAGAAAGCGCAAGGGAAAATGGTTCTTGGATTCTCTCGCTTGGTTTGATTTTGAAGATGTAGAGCAAATCATAAAAGCTCACATATATAAAAAATGGGATCAATGGGATCAAAGGCGATCCCTGAAGCCTTGGATAAATAAAATCATAACCAATCAAATGAAAAACATTTTGCGCAACAATTATAGTAATTTTGTGAGACCCTGCTTGAACTGCCCTTTCAATCAATCCTGCGCCACAAAAGACGGGGGAGAGTCTTCTTTGTGTGGATTCACCAAAAGCGGATTGCAGGATTCTTCTTGCCCTCTGTACGCAAAATGGGAAAGAACCAAAAAACCTGCGTATGGAATCAAGATGGCTTTGGCCCTTGAAAATCATACTCACGAAGTTGGGGCTATGCAGGATCACAATTTTGACATTATTGAGTCTCACAAGAAATTAAATGAATATATGCAAAAAGAATTGTCTCCCAAGCAGTATCAGGTTTACGAGCTTTTGTTTGTTGATCATATGGATGAAGAGGAAGTTGCGAAAAAAATGGGCTACAAAACAAGCGAAAAGGGTAGAAAGGCTGGCTACAAGCAAATTAAAAATTTGAAAAAAATATTCAAGCAAAAGGCTCAAGAAATTTTAAAAACACAAGATGTGATCGCTGTAAGAGGAGTTGCGCCATGGAGTTGACGCAAGGGCAAAAACAAATTCTGCGTGAAAACGCAAAAGACATAACCGATTTAACCGAGTTAACAAGACTGGCGTTTCCTGACGCAGAAAAGGTTGACGGCAGAAGCAAACAAGGTCGTGCAGTCAGAGAATTTTTATTGAACAATGAAATTGAATACGAAACAAAACATATTTATCCAAAAGATAACATTGAATTAACTCAAGATCAAAAAGATTTCGTGGACCAGTCTGTTTCCAATGGAATGACTTGCGCGCAAGTAGCTTCAGTTCTTTTTCCTGAAACCAGAGTAACTCATACATCAAAAGAATATCAAGCTGTATTCGACTATGTTGATACAAACGATCAAATCAAGACTCCAGCATCAGAGGACGCAATAAACAAAAGATATTCACCTCCAAAAGCGGCAAGCAAAATCATCAAAAAAATAAATGATTCTGCACAAACCAATATCAATGAAGACAAGTTGAGCATGTCTGAAAGAAAGGGTATCGAGTCGCTCGGCGGCTTTCTTGCGTCTCCACGATTTATACAGGTCATCAATACTTACGATAGTCAAGCTGATCGAGACTTGTTCGAAGCAGAATTTGTTCGCGCAACCTGGGACAAACCAGATTTAACAAGTGATGAAATTAATTTATATATCAATGTTTGTATGGATTATATTCATTTAAAGAATATTCAAAGCGCAATCAACAAATTGAATAGAATGTTCGATGAGGCAGAAGATCAGCAGGATCTAACTGTTCGCTTGGCAGAACTATTAAAAACAAAAAGTGAAGAATACAATCAATGCGAAAAGCGTATGGAGTCTCTGATTCAAAAACTGCAGGGAGATCGTTCAAAAAGAATCAACAGCAAGCAACAGCAAAATGCAAGTATATTGTCACTGGTTCAACTCTTTCAAGAAGAAGAGGAGCGTGAGGTAATGATAAAGATTGCGCAAATGCAAAAACAAGCCGCAAGCGAAGAGGCAGATCGATTAGAATCCATGCCCGACTGGAAAGCTAGAGTATTAGGAATATCCAAAGAAGATGTCGTGTGAAAAGAAAGTTTTTAAGGGCAAATATTTCAAGTCGCCCATTCAAGAAGATTCTGAATCCAAGTTTTACGGCAAAAATGCTTTAGGTTTTGCTTGGCGAGCAGGTCAACAAGAATTTTCTATTGAAATTGATTCATGCACAATTGACGGCAAGGGAGTTGCCGAGGGATTAAAGTTGTCTTGCTGCAGAAACGTAAAAGTGTTGAATTCTATCATAATTGGTGGCTACGAAGATTGTGTTGACATCGTTCGAGGAGAAAATATACAATTCATAAATTGCACATTTATTTCAAGCGGACAAACAAAACAACATATCACTTGCAAAGGAGGCGTCAAAAATATTTCTTTTGTTAGATGCAAGTTTATTGGTTCATTCAGAAATTTTTGGGATGGAGCTTGCATTGATCTCGGCAACTGGACAGATTATGACGACATTGAGCGCCCAAAAGTAAGAAACATAAAAATCGAAGACTGTCAAATGAAGAATGTACTGTATCCCATTTTATACAGAAGATTATACTCTGAGAATCCCACTGTAGAAAATAGTCGAGGACTTCAACTCAAGGTTCCAAGATTTTTTGTGACTGCTTTTTGGTTTCTTCAAAGAAAAGGTTTAATTGGAGAAAGAAGAAGGTTTCATTCTAGTAGTTTAAAAATTTTAGATTTTGAAAAATGAACATTTGTAAAATATGCTCTCAAGAATTTGAAAGCGAAAAGAAACTTCATATGCATCTTCGCTCCCACAAGGTTACTCTTGCGGAATATTATGTAGAACATTATCCCAGAAAAAATTTATACACAGGCGAACCATTACCTTTCAAAAACAAAGAACAATATTTTTCAAAAGATTTTTCTACTCGAGATCAATTGTTAAAATGGTGTGAATCAGAAGATGATAGGGTTGTATCAGATTATATTATCAATATACTCAAAAAAAGAATAAATCAAAAACAATTGAATCTAGCTCCGTCTCATTTAGAATTAAAAATCAATGAGCTTCCAACTGTAGATATTTATCAAAAACATTTTGGCTCGTATACTGCGGCCTGTCATCAAGCAGGAGCAAAGCCCATGTTTGGCTCGCAGTTGCCCTCCGCTTGGAACGATCCTGTTTCACAAGATATCAAAATATTCATTGACACTCGCGAACAACAACCTCTTGAGTTTAAAAATTCAGAATCACTCAAGCTTGACTTTGGCGATTATGCTGTGGGTTCCGAGCACTATGATTATACTTATGTTGATCGCAAAAGCGAGCAAGATTTTAAATCCACTTTGAGCAAAAATAGTTACGAAAGATTTCGCGAAGAATTGAAGCGCACAAAAGATTTTGACAGCTATCTTTTCGTGGTAACCGAAGGCAGCACATCAAGCATCGAGAGAAGCAATCGGTGGGCACCTCACATGTCAAACATGAAATATATTTATCACAACATGAGGGTATTGGCTCACGAGTTCGCTGGCTCTTGTCAATTTATATTTACAGGTAGCCGAGAAGAGTCTGAACGATTGATTCCAAAGATATTGACTCTTGGCAGAAAACTTTGGAACGTAGACTTACAATATTACATCGACAACAAAAAAATATAATGGCTTGGGAAACAGGAAATCAATTATCCAGAAAAACTGAAAAAGACTTCAACGAAGAACTGCTCAAGCTCGAGGGTTTCATAGAAGAAAAAGAGGCTAAGATTTTATTGTATAAATTTCTGCGCGAAAACATAACCTTCTCTGCAGACTTAATCAGCGGGGTGAAACTTTTTCCTTTTCAGCATATGGCCATCAAGTCGATGTTCACGACTGATTACTTTATGGGAGTCTGGAGTCGAGGAATGAGTAAATCATTTACCACAGCAATTTACGCATACATGGATGCAATATTAAACCAGGGAGTTGAAATTGGAATATTATCCAAATCGTTTCGTCAGGCAAAAATGATATTCAAAAAGATAGAGGATATAGCTTCCAAGCCTGGCGCGTTATATTTGAATCAATGCATAACTCACAAATCAAAAAGTAATGATGAATGGCTGCTCGAGATTGGAAGCAGCAGGATTCGCGCACTACCTTTGGGTGACGGAGAAAAGCTTCGTGGTTTTCGTTTTCACAGAATCATTATTGATGAGTTTGCTCTCATGCCTGAACGAATCTACAATGAGGTTATCATTCCGTTTTTGAGTGTTGTTGAGAATCCCACGCAACGAGAAGAGCTTTATAATCTTGAAACAGAATTGATTGCCAAGGGAGAAATGAAAGAAGAGGATCGTCATGTGTGGCCAAACAATAAATTGATTGCTTTATCATCTGCTAGTTATAAGTTTGAATATATGTATAAAGCTTATGAGCAATTTGAAGAATTGATTCGCACTGGGAGCACCAAGCAAACTGATGCAAACAGAATCATCATGCAATTTAGTTATGATTGTGCGCCAAAACAATTGTACGATAAAAACCTGCTTGATCAAGCAAAATCCACAATGAGTCAAAGTCAGTTTGATCGAGAGTTTGGTTCGATATTTACCGACGATAGCAGTGGTTACTTCAAGACATCAAAAATGGCAGCTTGTACATTAAAAGATGGAGAAAGTCCAAGCATTGAAGTGGCTGGAGATGTTAAGGAAAAATATATTCTTGCATTTGACCCCAGCTGGGCCGAAAATGAGAGTAGTGATGATTTCGCAATGATATTATTGAAGCTGAATGACGACAAAAAAATAGGAACTGTTGTTCATAGTTATGCACTAAG